TAATTTTAAAGAGTGCCATGAACTAATGACTAAACTTAAAAATGATCCTGCGATGAGAGATGATTGGAGAGAGATGGCATTTGAATTTTGGAAACAACACTCTGATGGAGAAAAAGTTGTAGAAGAAATTGTTGATCTCGCTTTGAACACTACTAGCAACCAACCACAAGGACTCGAGGAATTTTTCCAATGAAAATACTAATTACCGGTATAGCCGGAATGATCGGCTTCCACGCCGCTAAGCACTTTGCTCAAAAAGAATGGACGGTTGTCGGTGTAGACAACTTTAACGATTATTATGATGTTAAGCTTAAACAAGATCGAGCTGATATCTTACGTAATGAATATGATGTATCTATTAAAACTGCTGACATCCAAGAAGAAACAGGTATTACAAATGATGTAGATGTAGTTTTACATTTAGCCGCATATGCAAATCCACGCCACGCTTTGGATGAACCGCAACCATATATCGATACAAACATTACTGGCACCCAACGTATTATCGAAAAATGCGAAGAGCTAAATATTCCAGTAGTATATGCCTCAAGTTCATGTGTTATGCATGGGCAGCCTTTACCTTGGAATGAACATGATCGTCCAGACATGCAGAACAATCCATATGGCTGGTCTAAACGAGTAAATGAATGTCAGTTCGCGCATTCTAAAATTTCTAGATCTGCAGGCCTAAGATTCTTTACTGTCTATGGTCCATATGGTCGACCCGACATGGCACTGTTTAAATTTGCAGAAGCTATTGTAAAAGGAACACCTATGACACTGTATAACTTCGGTGAAATGAAACGTGATTTTACATATGTAGATGATATTATCCACGGTGTAGATCTAGTAGTAAATAAAATTACTTCTGAAAACTATTCTTGGCATGAAATCTACAACATTGGATATGGTGAACAAGTTCATCTATTAGATTTTGTAGACGAGATTGAAAAAAATCTAGGAAGGACTACAGAAAGAAATTTAGCGCCTAGACACCCTGCAGATGTCCCTGAGACGTGGTCTGACACCACTAAATTGCAAGCGTTAGGATATAAACCAACTACTTCTGTGAAAGACGGTGTTAAGGAATTCATTGAATGGTTCACATGGTATTATGAGGTAAACTAATGGACATTGCAATTGTAGGACACGGTTTTGTCGGTAAGGCAGTTGATTATGCCTTTTCTTCTGCGAATAAAACAATCATCGATCCAATATATGGTCTTGAGTTAAAAGACACTGAGTTAAATCACCAAGTTACATTTGTTTGTGTACCAACGCCTATGTCTGAAGATGGATCTATTGACTGCTCTATCGTAATAGATACTGTTAATCGATTGAAACAGTGTCAAAGCGGTATTATTGTAGTAAAATCTACAGTAACGCCTGACGTTGTTGCCAAGCTTACAACTGGCAGTAGTGGTCATAGAGTTGTTTACAATCCAGAATTCTTAACAGAGAAAAACGCTAATGAAGATTTTATCAATTCAAAAATGCATATCTTTGGTGGGGCACAAGAAACATGTGAACGACTTAAAATAGTATACACTAAACATAGTTTATGCAAGCCATGTCCAGTGTATTATATGAGTGCCACGGATGCTAGCTTTGTGAAGTATGGAATCAATTGTTTTCTAGCTTCTAAAGTTTTATGGTTCAATCAATTTTATGATGTAGTGTCTGACTTCGGTGGAAACTTTAGCCAAATTATTAATGCAATTAGTAATGATGATCGTGTTGGAACAAGTCACACCCGTGTTCCGGGTTTTGATAGTAAGCGAGGATATGGCGGCGCATGTTTTCCAAAAGATACAGCAGCATTTGCAAACTTCTCTAAAACTTTTACAGTCTTAGAAAAGATTATTGAAGAAAATAATGTTTATCGAAATCAATACGAAAAAGATGAAAGAGAGTTAGCGCAAAATGTTAATTACGGATAATTGAAAAATGAATTACGCATCAATAGTTCCTCTTATAGGTGGGGAAACCATAGCAATGGAAAACGTATTCGGGAAACGTCCTGAATACATTTTATCTTACACGGACTTTGAAGCAAATGATAGTCAACTTCTTAACCATTACGATAATAGCGTTCCTTATCTTAAGCTTGATGTGGGTCAGCTGGCTCCTCATAGTGTGGACGTTGTCAATACTGTATGCCCTTGTGCAGGTTTGTCTTCCCTTTCTCCTAGTAGCAATGCTAATAGCAGCACTAATGATTGGATGGTCAAGTCTGCAGAGTATGTTTTAGAGTCAATCTCTCCTACTGTATTTTGGGGAGAAAACGCTCCTAGGTTAGCAAGTAAAATGGGTGAAAACGTAGTAAGTCAATTACGCGATTTAGGTCGAAAAAACGGCTATACATTTAGCATGTATAAAACTAAATCTCTTTTACACGGTCTTGGCCAAGTGAGAGATCGAGCATTTTACTTTTTTTGGAAAGGCAATTCAGTTCCTATCTTTGATTATTATAAAAGACCTTATGAAAAAATTGAAGATACTATCAGATCAGCTGCTACGAATGAAGATGATCCTATGTCTAAAATTTTAACAAATTCTAAGACGCCATCAGAAGAACCTTTTTACAAATACGTTTTACAAGAAATGCATGGTGGTATTACTCACATGGAATTCTTTGATTCAATCGAAAAAACTACAAATCCATTACATTATATTGAAGATAAGGGTGTAGATTACGCCGATGTTGCTAAATGGATGGATGCAAATGGATATGAAAACCATGCTCGTAAATGTAGAAGAATGGGTGATAAACTTAAAGCTGGTGGCAATATCATGAGAAAAACTACTGAAATCGGCAAAGATAAAATCGGCGCGTTTGTTGGTCACTTTCCATTAGAACTTACACATCCTGATCAAGATCGTTATCTTACAGTAAGAGAAGCATTGGCCATTATGAAAATGCCAAAAGATTTTCAATTAGTAGGAGGCAAGAAAAATATTAATATGATTTGTCAAAACGTACCTGTTACTACAGCTACTGATATGGCACACAATGTTAAAAGATTTGTTGAGGGAAACGCTAAACTTGTTGAATCTGAATTTGCTATTCAATGCAATAAGACTGAAACATTTTGGTCAGAAAAAAAACCAGCTACATTAGAAGCATTTATTTAGTGTACAATCTAGATATTATGTGGTATAATATAGAATATAAAGGAGAATTATATGAGTATAATGGATAAACTAAAAAGTAACTCAAAGCTAAAAGCTTCAGAAGTGCTTTCGGAATCTAAGTTTTTTAACGAAAAAGACATGGTTTCAACCAGCGTGCCGATGGTAAATGTGGCATTGTCTGGATCCGTGGATGGCGGAATTTCACCTGGACTCACAGTATTAGCAGGTCCATCCAAACATTTTAAAACATCCTTTGCTCTTCTAATGGCTGGTGCATATCTTAAAAAATATCCAGAAGCTGTGATGTTATTTTATGATTCTGAATTTGGTTCACCACAATCTTATTTTGAACAATTCGAAATTGATACATCTAGAGTATTACATACACCAATCACAAATGTTGAAGAACTAAAATTTGATTTAATTGGTCAGCTTGAAGGTTTAGATCGCAAAGATAAAGTTATTATAGTGATTGACTCAATTGGAAACTTAGCTTCTAAGAAAGAAATGGACGATGCTTTAAGCGAAAAATCAGTTGCAGATATGTCTAGAGCAAAAGCACTAAAGGGTTTATTCCGTATGTGTACGCCATATCTTGCTATGAAAGATATTCCAATGCTTGCTGTAAACCATACATATCAAGAAATTGGCCTCTTTCCTAAAGCTATTGTGTCAGGCGGTACAGGTATCTATTATTCTGCATCAGACATTTGGATCCTTGGACGTAGGCAAAACAAAAAGGGTACTGAGGTTACCGGATATGATTTTGTTATTAACGTTGAAAAATCTCGTTATGTTAAAGAAAAATCAAAAATTCCTATCTCAGTATCGTGGGAAGGTGGCGTAGAACAATATTCCGGTTTACTTGATGTTGCACTTGCTGGAGGATATGCACGCAAGCCAAGTAATGGTTGGTATGAATCAGTTAATCCTTCTAGTGGTGAAGTATTATCTGAAGGTAAGGTGCGTGAAGCAGGTACTCTCCAACAAGAATTTTGGGATCCTATTTTTGCACAGACTGATTTTAAAGAGTTTATTAAAAAGCAATATACCATTGGTCATAAAGATCAGGTTGTACTAGAGCTGGATGAAGAGTGATGATGTATGAAGAAAATATTGATTATGAGTTAGTTCCTTCTAGCAATGATGAAGATCATTGGAATGTTAGAATTTTAACTGGTGATTATGTTGAGTCTGTTGTAGCTTTTGGTCATATTGAATTAAAAGATAGTATTGGCGATCAATCATCTCAAATGTCTTTTAATTTCGATTTAATATTTTCGCCAGATTCAGAACTAACTGTTGAACAAATAGAATTTCAAAGCTATGCTGGAGACTTGTTAATGTCAATTATCGAGTCTTCACTTGAAGCGAATTCAGTTCATATAAAAGAAAGAGGCAGCGATGGAAACAATTCAACAAAATGAATTCAATTGAACAAACAATTATAAAAAACATTATAACTAATGAAAATTTTATGAGAAAAGTCTTGCCGTTTATCCGGCCAGACTATTTTGAAGGCACTTACCAGAAACTATTTAAGGAAGTTGCCAAGTTCGTACAAAAATACAATAAGCTTCCAACAGCTGAAGCTTTTAAAGTTGAGTTAGATCAAAGTGATAATCTTACTGATGAGCAATATCGCCATGCTGTAGAAATTATTCCTCAGCTTTTTGATGGTGAAGCAAGTGATCAGCAATGGCTTCTTGATACTGCGGAAAAGTGGTGCCAAGATCGTGCTTTATATAATGCTGTTATGGAATCTATTACCATTATTGATGGCAAG